TTCTCTCTACCGGCAAGCCGGTAGATCCCTTCTGGTGTGAGCCTCTTCTGCCCGCGCTTGAGTTTCGCACCCGCATAGCCTCGCCGCGTCGTCCCCTCAGTCGTAAACAGTCCATGTTTGAGGCGTCCTCGTTTCGAGTTCACAACCTGGAAAATATCGCTGCCGTCACGCACGGCTTGTGCGTACGCTTTCCCGAAAATCTTGTCCTGCTCCGCCTCCGACAGCCCATTGAAATACTCGTACGGGTCATCAATCAGGCCTTCAGCTCGCGCCGCAGCAGTCGATTTCACGCCAGTTGGAACATGCACGCAATCACAGCGGGGATGGCGAAGAAACCCTGTATTCCAACGGTAGAAACGCCCCGCGAGAACCACGCACCGTTCACACGACGGGGGATTCAGCATCCGCGTATACCCCACATTGGGACGCGCTGCCACCGTTACTCCGCCAACCTGCCTGCCAGTATCCGCGAGTGCGCTCGTCAGGACCCCATAGAGAGCCTGCTTACCGATCTCAAGAGACTCGGAGACGCCAACGCCACGTCCGATCGCTTCCTTCGTCCGAATAGCTGGCACGTAGAGAGCCTCTTCAAGATCCCCACCTGTCGCGAGTGTTGGCATGAACGCATCCACGTCCACAAACGCATCCGCAGCCTGGTAGGAATCCTGCTCGACGAGCGCCAACGGTGTATAGATCGCCGAATCGACAGCTACCGACCGACGAAGCCTCTCAAATCCGTTCTTCAATGGAGCAATCTGTTGAGCCCAGGATTCTGAAATCGCGTTCGGGGCAACCTCAGCCCACGACCGCGACCCTAAACCCAACGCCACAACCTGCCATTTCAACACATGCCGGTAATGCGCCTCGACGGAGGCGGGAACCTCAACCAAGGCTATTCACCTTCGCATTCAGTGCCTCAATTTCAGGATTAGACGCCTGCTCCTCAAAATAGGCACGCTCCTGCTCCTTGCGAGCATCATCCCAACCCATCTCGTCCCAGGCACCTTCACGAGAAATCAACGCGACCCCACCGGCGAGCTTCTGCATCGCATCAGCAAGCTGCGAGATCGTGGTGTAGGCAGGATTCTTCCAATCCACATTCACCATGCCCCGCGAAACGTCATGTCCTGCCAAGTTGACGGCAAGCCGCAACGCTTCTTCCAAGGCGCCACCAGACTCACTATTGACCCGTTCCACACGACCCACGAGACGTTCCATCTCATTGTTCGTCGTCCCCTCCGCCGCAGGATTCACGGTCGTCATACCGAAATAATGGGCAGGGAAACCGGTAACGGAAGCCGCAAGCTTCCCATACAGTTCGATCGTCCCGTGAAAGTTCTCCAAATCTGCCGCAGTGAACTGGAAACCTTTCGCATCCGACGAAGACAAGGCGAGGAATGGTCGCAGATAGTTGAACCAGCCATCCATGTTGCCGCCAAAATCTTCCTTCTTCGCGCCGGCAATCAGATTCTTCGGCAACGCAGCCACCTCAATAGCGACCTGCATGTCCGTAGCTGTACGGATCGTCGCCTCAGTGATGGGGATAATATCTTCCATCTCCGAATGCCCAACCCACTCGCCAGTCATGCGACGGTTGAAAGACGGGACTATCGGAACAATACCGAAATGATGCTCATCGACATCCGTTTGTACCCAACTGCCATTACGGCGTTCAGCAAGAACCGTCTGATTAGGAAGATAAATCGTCGCCAACGCCGGATTCCCGAACGAGTCAACCTCGGACAGTCTCACAGCGTACGCGACACGACGATGCCGGCGATCAATCTTTACTGCAACCTCACGAGGGGACTCAACCTGGATTATCGGTAAACCGGCAATATCTTCATTGGAGCCCACGGACAGAAATGCGCGCCCATAAACCAACCTGTCACGCTTCCAGAGCGACAATTCTGCATCCAGATCATTAGCATCGCGAATCATCGCAATCTCACGCGCGGCATCCGGATCACCGGTCACCGTAATACGGGAAACGTTTTGCCGCTCCTCAATCGAATCGACCACAATCCGCGGCCAATTAATGACCAATTCCAACGCAGAGAGCTCGGGAGGGACAGCTAGCCCGAGATGGGCAAGCCGCGCACGCCCCTCATAGTTAGCAAGCATCTTCGAGTCGTAGACCGCGCGTTCAGCGAGAAACTGTTGCGCCTTCCGGATCATGGAGAGATAAGAATCCTCCAACGGAATGACTGCCATATCTCACCTCCAGTCAAAAACAATCGGCTCACTCTCGTTCCAGCCGAGCGCCCGCATATCCGACGCAGCCTCATGCGCCAACACATCAGCCATCAAAATATCGATCTTCATATGCTCGGCAGGCTTGCCCAGAATGAACTTGTCACCCGGCTTAGCAACCTTCCGGGCATGCAACGCATGCAGCCTCGCGTCAGGATCCGCGTCATGCGACGTCAAACCCTCATGCAAATCCTCCTGATATCTCACAAGAGCATCGAACATTCGCGAAATCTGATTCGTCGGCCACTGGACAACAACGTCATCTCCGAAAAGGGATGCCCACCTGTCAGCCTGCGTCTCCCAATGCCGCGGATCCACATACATGCGCCCAACCGCGTACCGCCCGAAAATCTCCTGCACACACGCATCAACCTCGCCGCGAGGAATCCGCCCCTCAGGCCAATCTTTCGGATCCCAAAACGCTGGACGACGATCAGGGCCATAAGTAGGCGTGAAACGGAAACCGCTACGAGTTTCACAGCGAATCGCCGTCCAATCCCCAGACCTCGACCCGTCAAACCCCACACACACCGACTCGCCATGCTTGACTACACGTTCACGGTCCGTGTGCGAATCCCACAAAGTTTCCGTCAAAAACGAGCCAAGTCCCTGCACGAGACGATTCCCAAAGAACCGCTCCGCCTGAACCGGATCAGTTTCCACCAGCTCAGCAGCCTCAGCGTCAATACCCGCCGGATCTACCCAAGGCGAATCCGCATACACATACGCATGGATCTTGTGCCGTTCACGCTTGTTCGCATATGACAATCCTGCCGGCGGTTTCCGGTAATACCGGAAAATATCCTTCTGCCGCGACTCGAACGCCTGCTGAGCCGCCGAGTTCTCCATCGGATCCCACGGATTCGTCAACTCGATCGTTCGGCCCTGCATGCCGGCCACGCCTCGTCGGATCGTCTGCCACGTGTCCAAAACCTTATTCTGAGCCGTGTACAAGCCGGATTCGTCGGCAAGGGCCCCGTTTAGCGGTTGTCCGAGCTTTGATTTTGCCGCAGACGACAACGGGACGATCTTGCCGGCATTCGGAAGACGAATAAACCCCTCACGAACCTTCAAAATCTCCTCTAAAGGCCCGCTGTGGATCATCGTCTGCAAAGGCCCGTAAACATTCGCTGTCTGCGTCTCAGCAAACGCCAACAATGCAATCAGCGACTGCCTGCGAGGCACACCCATCGCCTCACCGGGCAAATACTCATACTCGAAACCGCAACCGCAACCATGATCCTCACAACGGTACTTCTCGCCACCCTTCGCCCAACCAGCAAACAGTACCGGCCCTACAGCATCAGCGAGAATCATCGCCGCACCCCACGGAGACTTCCCCGACTTTTGCGGGCCCACAATCACGCTACGACGATAAAAAAACGGTGCTAAGATCCGCTCCGGATTGAAAACCGCTTTCGGCTTGATCCGGTAATGATTAACAGTGCACTCGACCTGCCAGCCACGGAAAACAAGCGGCTGCCCACCATACACGCCAGACGGCACCAAGCAGTGATGCTCGACCCAGTCAGTGATCAGGAAGCCCAGAGTCTGCAGCGGGTTGAAGTCGATGACAAGTTCTTCATCAGGCGTCACCATCGCCCACGACCTTGAGCTTTACGCGAGACCGCGAGGAACGTCCCGAAATAGGAGCGCCACCATCAGCAGAAACTTCGCCTGTGGCTGCGTCACCGATCTGCCACCCATTCATAGCCAAACCGGACGGCGTCAAACCAATCTGATCAGCAAGACGAAGCATCGCCGTCTTATCAGCCGCACCACCACGCTGAGTCTCACACGTCGCAGCCGTACGCACCCACATCGCCACCGTGTACTGACGCCACGGCTCCTCAAACCACACCACAGCCTGCGGAGTACGCCACGCCCACCGCCACAATTCCTTCTCCCGACGAGCAAACGACTCAGACCCTTCAAGATCCTCAACCCGCTCACCATCTTTAGTGAAAAAACCAAAATCGATTTTAGGGAGAGGAAACTTTGGAATCCGCCCCTTGAACCCTTCCGCAGGAAGCATTCGGAAAGTAAGCCCACGCCGATCAGATCGACCCGAACGAGGATCTGGGGCAGGCCCAGACTTCACACGCGCACCACCACTAGTCATCGTTATTCACCACCTCGAGGCATATCGCATGCCAGTCGGATACCGGCAGGCATCGCACCTACCACAAGAGAAGAAAACGCCTCAAATTGGCGTATTTGGGGATCTTTGAACCCTCCGCACATTTTTCACTCCTTACCGGCGGTGCGGCCCATACC